TGTGGTAAGTATTGATTTCATCTTCTATTTATTTGATTCCCAGATGTTCTTCAGTCAATACTTTGAACTCCCAACCACGGTCGGCACAGTATTCCGAAGCCGCCTTCCACTTGGCCTGGTTCACTCCGTAGGTCGCAACCTCAGTGATGTATCTCTTGGTGATTCGTTTCTGTGGTTCTGGTGGTAAAGCCTGTTTTTTAGGTTTTACTTCCAGCATCATGGTTTTTGATTTACCGTCCTGTGTTCTCACTTTCACAAGAAAATCAGGAAAGTAACGATGCCACTTCCCATCAACGGGAGATATATATGGTATCGTCAATTCTTCTGATGCCCAAGAAATAATATTGGGATTCTGGTCGAGCCAATTCATTACTCTACATTCCCAGCTCGAACGATATACGATATTTCTATAATCTCCTGCGTATTTTTGAGGATTTCTAGGTTTGAATAATCCGGAATATGCCATAAATAATATATATTTGCAAAAAAGGACTCAATAATGGGGTTTTCTGTTATACCAAAGAGTATTGGTGGTGTAAGTGTCAACTCGGCACTAGGACCACTCGCAGCGTTATTTAGAAACGATAAAATAGATAACTTGGTTTTTCCTTCAGATTTGGGTTCGAATCCAGCCATGGGTCACGCTGTTGTTTTTCAAGCCTATGATAGAACAACACAATTGCAACAATCTGGCCAAGAAACTGTAAATATTTTTAATAGAGAGTTTCAAAGCAATATCAATCAAGCTCAACAAGCAATAAGAGAAAGAAACCTTGGTGGTTTTTTATCATCAATCTTTAGTGCTACCGGCGGCGCAGGTTCTACAGCATTGCAGGGAGCTAAAACTTTTGGCAATTTGTTTATTGCGCCATCCTATGCACCAGAAAGAAAACCAAATCCTCTGACAACAATTTCGTTGTTTATGCCCGAATCGGTGAATGTAAATTATAATTCCAATTACAATGAAGTTTCAATGACAGATGTTCTTGGTGTTCCAGGCATCATTGGAAATGCAATTTCAGATTATTCCAAAGTCGGACTCAAAAACATGATAACACCTTATGCAATAGGTGCTTTAGGTGGAGCTGCGGGTCGTTTGGCACCAAACATTGGAATAGATAGAAGTGTGGGGCAAGCAATCACACAAGCTTTTGGTGTTGTTTCCAATCCACAAATGCAGCTGTTGTATCATGGTGTAAGTTTGCGTGAATTTCAATTAGAATTTATTTTGACACCAAAATCCGCAAACGAAGCTGAAAAAGTTAAACAGATTTGTGATTCTTTCACTTTTTATTCATTACCTAATATTGCCGGTGGCCAAGTAGGTACCTCAGGTCAATATTTAAATCCACCACAATTGTTTTCAATACAATTTAGATTCCTAGGTAGAAATGATATTATAGGAAACATTTCAAATGTCATTTCATCAGCTTTAACGAATAGTGGACTGGGATTCTTCACAAGTGGTTCTAGAATCAATAATGGCACTGAAGCTAAACTGTTTACAGTTAAAGATTGTGTCTTAGAAAATGTTGCAATAGATTATACACCTAATGGCTTTGCGACATATAACGATGGTTATCCTGTACAAACAAGACTAACACTATCATTTAAAGAAACACAGATGGTCACAAAAGAGCATTTTGCTGGCACAGCTATTTCAAATAATTATGCTGACAAATCTAGAATTAGTGATCAACTCGCAACATTTGGTGACATGTAATGAGATATTTTAATTCACTTCCAAACATTGCTGTAACTGATGAAAACAACAATAGTGTTGTTATGAAAAATTTATTGGTCAGAACACAATTGTTACCAGAACTGAACAAGAATCCTTTACTTTTCTATAAGTATTCGATACAAGAAGGTGATACACCCGAAATAATTGCTGACAAATATTATGGTGATTCTTATCGATTTTGGATGGTTTTGTATGGCAATTCAAATATACAGGATCCACAATTTGATTGGGCATTAACATCTAGCCAATTTTTAGATTATCTGAAAGACAAGTATAAAGTTGCCGCTGGTGGTGAACAATATGTTTTGGCCTACACACAAAGCACAGTGCATCATTATGAAAAATTAACAACAACAATTGATGAATTATCAAAAACCGAAACAATTAAAAATGTAGTGGTTGATTTTCAGACATATCAATCAATTGTTGATTCGACAACAACAAAAACTTTTTCAAATGGTACCAGTGTAACACTCAAAGAATCCAAAAAAGTTGTCTCAATTTATACGTATGAATTGGAAAAAAATGAAGCCAAAAGAGATATTAATTTAATCGACTCCAATTACACAAGTCAAATGGAATCCAGTTATAATGCACTTGTAAACTTATAAGATGAGTAATCCAAGAAATATAGGAACTGTTGGTTTAAGATATCCAACAGATTATCATTTACAAACATTAAACCTTGCAACTCCACTGCAAGGTAATGGCATTATTAATTTAATGCCATTTATGATTGAATTAAATTTATACGAAGATTTATACAGCAGCACAATATCTGGAGAAATAGTTTTACAAGATGCATTGGGTTTAATTTCTGGTTACACTTTTAATGGTACAGAGTTTTTAGAAGTACAATTGAAAAAGACTGCCAACGATCAAGTTTTTTACTCTAGAAATTTTAGAGTGTATAAAGTTGGTAAACGATCTATTGGTGACAGTAACAATTATGAAGTATATACATTAGTTTTTTGTTCCGAAGAATTTTTATTGTCCGAACAATACAGAATTTCCAAATCTTTTAAAGGACAACAAATATCAACAATTGTTTCTAGAATTTTTACTGATTATCTCAAAGTTGATACAACAAAAGGTAAGCCAGTTTACATTGAAGAAACAGTTGGAAACTATGACTTCATATTACCCAATAAAAAAATATTTGAAACAGTTAATTGGTTGTCAACTTATGCAAAAACAACCGAATCTGCTGGTGATTTAGTTTTTTTTGAGAATAGTAAAGGTTACTTTTTTGCATCACTTTCAACATTGTTCAAGACAGAAGTTTATAAAACATACAGATTCGATCCAAAAAACATTTCAAATGATATGAACCAGAAACTTCAGAATGTTTCAGATTTTGAAGTTTTGGATTTTTATGACACACTTGCAGGCATAACAAACGGATCTTTTGCAAATAAAGTCATAACACTTAATGTTCTACAAAGAAAAGTAAATAGAACAACTGGTGTTTTTAATTATGGAAATTATTTTACAATTTCCAGCAATTTGAATCGCAATCCAATCATCAACGATTATCAAAATAGACTAGGTGCAACAATGTATGACATGCCGCCGGTCACAATACCAGGATTGGAAGCTGGTTGTTTGAGAATGTCTCCATCTAATGCAGACGATAAGAAAAATGAGGGTGTTATACAAAAAGAAGCTATCGACTCTGTGGCAAATGATATCGATATCGAAAGATATATGCCCAATCGTGTTGCAAGATTAGCTCTTGCAAATTACATGAGAATAAAGGTAACAATCCCTGGTGATCCAAATTTGGCAGTCGGTAAAGTTGTTAATTTTGAAACATTCAAAATACAACCATCAACTTATTCTGATAGTCGAGGAAACGCTAGCCGTCCTTTAGATCCTTTGTATAGTGGTAAGTATCTTGTGACAGCGGTGAGACACATTGTTAAAAATAATGAATATATAACTGTTATGGAAATGTGTAAAGACAGTCATACGGGTCAAATTGCCAATTATGACAATGAAAATCCAGTTCTGAAAAGATTGGTTAATGGAATTCAAGCGCCAGGACAAGGATAATGGATAGAAATAGTTTCATCGGTTTAAGTAAATTCGTTTGGTGGGTCGGCGTGGTAGAAGGCCGAGATGATCCATTAGGCATTGGTCGTTGCCAGGTTCGTATATTTGGTTGGCACACTGATGATGAAACTGCTTTACCCACAGAAGATTTGCCATGGGCACATCCAATGTTACCCGTCAATAGTCCAAACACATTCAGTAAACCCAAGATTGGTGACTGGCTGGTTGGTTTTTTCATGGACGGAGAATCTGGCCAATTTCCAATTATGATGGGTATTTTACCAGGTTTGGAACCAGTTCAACCTCAAGAAACACAACCTAGTGATATAGAAATATGAGCGTTACAATTTTCTCACCAAATCAAGTTTCAGTATTAAACGCTGCGTTGGATCCTAGAACCACCACAGGTCAACTTTCTCCTCCTGTTTTAGATACCACCAACAAAAATGCAACATCACTAAATGCAGATGAAAATCCAACCAAAAATTCACCAACCAATACTCCAATATTGGCGTCAGGTAATGGAGCAACATCTGTAACAGCTATTAAGAAATCAAATGAGAATGTTTCTCATGCATGTGATAGTTCTTCTTATGTCGGCAAAGCTGTATTTGAAATTGGTGCCACAGCAGGACAACTAATGAGGTCCATAAGGGAAGCGATAAAGTTGGCACTTGCAGCACTAGGAGTAAATCCAGCATCAAGTGCCATCTCAAGCCAATTGAAAAAAATTGGATATTTTGTGGATGATATTAATAAATTTATTGATGATATCAAAAATTTTGTTGAGGGTTATGTCAGATATTTGAATATAATTAAAGAATTCATAGTTTATTTGAGCTCTCTACCTGCAAGATTGTTACAATATTTTGCAGACTGCGTACAACTCCTACAACAACAATTGTCAGCAGGTTATTTGACCGAATTAAGCAAAGCAGCTGGTGTTCCATTTAATATTGAAAATACAATTAGAGAAGTCACAACTGGATTGGGTGAATTGAACACTAATATATTGACGGTCACCGCAGCAGCAAGTGCTGATTTTGGTTCAACTGTTTCGGAAGATGCAATTTCATCAAGCAATACCGCAGTACAAACTGAAGCCACAAAAGCTGTTTATGATGCTGCAGGTTTTTATGATACAAGTCAAAATTATGGAGAAAAACCCTAATGGCACAAATACAAGAACCACCATCACCATATGCAGCGGTCTATCCTTACAATAATGTAACACAAACCGAATCTGGCCATTTCCAAGAATGGGATGACACACCAGGTGCAGAAAGAGTACGAACACAACACCGTGTTGGCACCTTTGTCGAATGGCATCCTGACGGCACCGAAGTACACAAGATTTACGGCAACGGATACAGAATTGTATTACAAGATGACAATGTTATCATCAAGGGCACATGTAACGTAATGATTGAGGGCAACGCCGAGGTCACTATTCAAGGCGATTCGATCACAAATATTCAGGGAAATCAACAAACAGTTGTTGAAGGTGATTATGATTTACTGGTTAAAGGCGCACTGACGGTAAATTCTTCCAGAGAAATAAACTTAAATTCACCTAGTTCTTTAGGTGCAATATACATGCAAGCCGGTACTCGCGTTGTTGTTGACAGCGATTTGGCTGTCCATGGCGAAGTTTTGTCTGATTCTGTCCATGCAGAAAATAGTATATCTGCCGGATGTGGTATTCATGCTGGTGTGCCAGGTTCAAAAAATCCTGTTGCTGGCATATCCACTTTGGGTGGTGTGAATGTTGGTATTCCTGGTCCTACGGCACCCGGCATTGTAAATGCAACTGTTCAAGTTGTTGCACCACTAATCACCGGCACAACAATGGTTTTTGGAGCAGTTCTAATGGATCCAAAAGGTGGAGCACCCGCAATTCGTTCTCTATATAATTCACACAAGCATCCATCAACAAAACCTTTTACCGGCCGACCACTACCAATAATGCCATAAGGAAATTATATAATGTCAATTTATGCAAGATTAGGTTTAAATTTTGATACTTCACGTTTTGGTGATGCCGCAACTCTTTCTCAAAATGCATCAAATACTCTTAATTTGATTGTTGAAAGCACTGGCGGCAAGTTAAAAGACTGGCAAATCAATTTGTTAGATGCTGGTCCGTTAAACACAACTGATTTATATGTTAATAGAGCCAACACTTTCATTTCTGTTATGTTGGCCAACACAAGCAACATTTATTACAATGCTAATTTGGCAAATCAAACAGCTTTAATGGAAGTTGCAAACAATTTAATTATTGAATTGAATGAATTCAAGTATCACACCGACAACATCTCCGGTGTTGCAGTTGTTACGGAATCTGAAGCTGCTGGAAATGTGTCTATGGATGTACCAACTTTGGCTTCTGCTGAAAACATTGGTCAATTGAACATGATGACACTTGCAAAAACTGATGGTGTTCAAAATACAGTTGGTATTCTTGGATCTTTTACCAGTTTGTTCATACAAGATGAGTTATCCGCAAATGCAAATACAATCGCACTGTATGATTTTCAATTTGCAAACTCCATAACAATAACTCCAGATGGCTTAGGTGGTTACATTTACACATCAAACTTGAGTGCTGGTGATATCATTAATATTGAGAGTTATTTGGCAAATACAAAGAATTTAATTTATGATAGAAGAATAAGTGATTGGAATTTCTATGCAAATTCTGTACAATTGTCACAGGAAGTGCAAATTTTACAGGAACTCGAAAATACAGGCGGCACACTAACATATTTGATCGAAAATGTTGTTGGTTCTGCTAACTTGAAATCTTATTTGAACTCTGGTTCTTAAAATTCGAAATTTTTGACTCCGGCCCCTGAATTTTTCCGACACAACTCCAAAATCCAAAAAGCTGTTTTACTCCTACGATAATAAATAAAAGATGGCAAATAATAAACATCTTTACTCAGACCTGGACCTACACTTCAATGCCACATTATCTACGGGTGATGTGTCTATGAAGTATGATGTTCAAGCTGTAATCGCATCTATCAAGAATTTGTTAAATACTAACAAGTATGATAGGCCGTTTCAGCCTGATATCAATAGTGGTTTGACTAATCTTTTGTTTGAACCTTTGACTAATATTACGGCTACACTTATTGAGAATGAAATTGTTCGTGTGATTAATAACTATG